ATACCTGGAATATCTGTCTTAATAAATCGCCTCTTTAGAAAAACTATACCTGATTTTATTACTTCTTGTTTTTCATTAACTTCACTCAAAAAACTATCAAATTCTTCAACTTCTCGCAGCTTCATATCAAAAAATTCATCTAAAAACCAAGCATACGTTTTAGTATTAATTATCTGTTGAAGAGTAACAGGCCAAGTCCACGCATGATCATCTCCATATACTATCATCGCTAATATACGAAGATAAACACACTGTCTGATATATGGTGCTATAGAAGGATACTTCCATATATTATATTGTATAAAAATACAAAATAAGAAGAGCTTGGCGAAACTATCTAATAAGGAGGTTTCCAAGCCTCCCGAATATACTTTTCCTTTTTCTATTCGCCAAAATCCTCCCAAATGTAAAACTATTTTAGTAACAATATGATACATAAAATATCGAAATAAATTGCGTATATAATTTCTTGCTTCTTTTGTTTTATTAGACATATTATAACACAAATATCCCGTCCCACAGTACATATCCATAAATATGCTCTGTACATGCTTATCCAACTTATATATATCACCTTTACCATACCTTTGACCCGGTACATCATAACTTAACAATTTTGCCAAGTTGTAAGCTCCACCATGCATAAAATTTATACCTATAGCAATATAAGTGCCCGTCATAAAGTACTTTAAAAACCATAATAATGTATGTCCCATAAAACTATGAAACATAGATGGTATAAAAAATTCTCTCATACTCAATAACAATTTTCTTAATTTATCCATAGTGGGACAACCCATCAATTTCTTCCATTCTCTTTTCTGTCGAATCACTTCAAAATCTATATATTCTAAATTTTTTTGAAAATACATATGTATCATAAACCTATGAAAGGCTCTCAAATTGGCTTCAAACAAAACAGTTTTCTTACCCGAATTATGCAATTTATACTTAATATTATCTACTACAAAATCATATGCATTACCTGGTATTATTCCACCGCCTGTGTTCCAATTCCAAAAGAATAAATCTTCCGGACTATATGTAAATTCTAAAGTTCCAAAATATTTCTTCATATCCAAATAATCTAATAAATCATTATATGCTGGTCCTATAAATCTACGAATTTTATTCCACTTATCGCCTTCA